TTCCTCGAAGCCCATCAGGGGCGGGATTTTTCTATCTCCAGGGAAAGGCTCGTTGAGAAAATCAACGGAGCCCTGTGGAGTACAGGGCCGCAACTCCACGGGGTCACGCCTCTTGGGGTCAGCGAGCGCAAGATTCGCGCCACGATCAAGCATCTCACAACGCAACATGGCGTCGCCATTGGCAGCGGCCCCAAGGGATATTTCATTGCCGAGACGGCCGAGGAGATCGAGGAGGTCTGCAAATACTACGATGGCTATGGCCTGAGCTCACTCTTTGTCTCTTCGAAGCTCAGAAAAATCGAGATGCGAGAATATTTAGGTCAGCTTTCAATGAGATTCGCCCCGTGGAGTACAGAGCAAAACTCCACAGGGCAGGGAGACTAACATGAAACCAATCAAGTCGTGGGAGGAAATGGATGCCCTATTATACGATCTCGGTCAAACGGACTTCATGATCGGAGAAGAAACAAACGCCATGAACCTCGAATGCCAGGAAATTAAAAAAAGGCACGGCGAGGTCATCAAGAAATTTGAAAATCTAAAAAAGGAGACCCTCGAAGTCCTGGAATCATTCTTTATCGCCCACGAAGATGATTCCGAGGTCAAAGGCAAAACCTATGAGGGAGCCTTTGGCAAATGCGGTCTACGGATGACGCCGCCGAGTGTCAAACCCCTGGGCAAGATGACCTGGGAGCGGGTGCTTTCAAGGATTATGGATCTCGGTCTGAAGAAGATATATCTCCGGCCCCTGGTCCATAACATCAAAGACATCGACCGGGAGCTCCTTGCGTCCGACAAAGTAGACGACGGCGCCCGAAAGGTCATCGGCGTGAAGATTCATCAGGAAGAAAGATTCTGGTACGAAGTGAAATAATTAGGGACACCTCCCAATTTTTAACAGTAGAGTTTTTTCTTATGCGAAAAATTGGGAAGTGTCCCCGGAGGGGAAATGGAGACCCGTGATTCCGTGGCTCGGATTGCCGATCGGATGGGGAACCAAAAAAGCAAAGAATTCTTCGGGATTACTCGAGGCATCAAGTCGGAGCATCCCTTGAAGCGCAGGATGCCAAAGGTTGGGCGCAACGAACCCTGTCCATGCGGCAGCGGAAAGAAATATAAAAAATGCTGTCTGATCGGGAGAAACTGATGATCTATACGATCCTTACGGGCTTAATCATTCTGTTTTCGAAGATCAGAGACAGGTCTTTCATTTCATATATGAGATTTGATCGAACCTTGCCACATCCGCCGGATCAACCCAATGATGTGCTTTGGATAACATGCTGTGATTGTGGATTGTCTCATTTCATTTTGAACGGAATCTCCGCGACTCCAGCAAGACCAGAAAAATATAGATATCGCTTTAGATTTGGAGCAAAGGCTTTTACAGACCCTAATAATGACCTGGGACTTAAAGCATATAAAATAGCGAGGACCTTGGGCTGGTGCGGTAGAATGGTGACGCCAGATCAGGGAGGCCAGCGATGATCTTTGAAGGGCGGCATCGTAAAAGCATATATGAGTTTGGCGAAGAAAAATCCAAATGCGTCCACATGGCCGGGACGACATCGGCCGGAAAGCAAATCTGCGGTCTTGGAGTAATCTGCACTTATACTGATTTTGGTGGGAAAATGCTCTGTGATGAATATAGAGGATCTAATCGCTGTAATCGTTTTTAGGAAATCGCCGTAATCATCTGCCGGAGGCAGAATGCCTGTTCAAAAACTCTTAGCCAAAATTCACATCGCCAAAAAGGAACTCGCTCTTGAAGATGATATCTATCGGGATATTCTCTACCGGAAATTCCGGGTCTCTTCATCAAAGGGTCTTTCCAATTCCCAGGCCCTCGTGCTCATTCATCACTTCAAAAATCTCGGATGGTCCCCCTACGCCAAGGCTTCGGGGGATAAACTCCCTCAAAAGAAATATGATGACCAAAAAGGCGATATCTATTCCGCAACCCCCGCGCAGAAAAGAATGATCGAGGCCATGTGGCACGACATCTACCGGGGCAACGAAGAGACCAAGCATCTGAGACAGTTCCTTTTTAATCATTTTAAGGTGAGCGACATCCGATTTTTGGAGCGAAAGACGGCTCACGATGTGATCGAGGCGCTCAAACAAATGCAGCAGCGCAGGGCGGCCAATGGATAAGAAGAAATATTTCCTTACAGACGAAGAGATTAGAATCATCCGGGATATTTATGATGGGACTACCGTCAAAACAAATAAAATCATGAGGGCTTTCGGTCATAAATATCCGCGCTGGTACATCAAACGAAAAGCCCAGGAGATGGGTCTCGCCCGCTGTCATAAACAGCCCGACTGGAGCGAAAAGGAAGTTGAATATTTGCATAAGCACTTCCCTTCAAAAGGATTTGTCACTATCCAGAACGGCCTAAAAAGGATCAACGGAGGAGTTTTGAGATCTATAACCGGCATCGTTTTGAAAAAAAGGAGGCTCCACATTAACAAACGATCCGATGGCTTTACGATGCGCATGGTCGAAGATCTCCTTGGAGCAGATCATCACAAAATCGAGAAATGGGTTCATTTTGGCTGGCTAAAAGATGGTCACAAAGGCACCGAGAGAACAAATATCCAAGGAGGTGATATGCACCACTTCGAGGCTAAAAATCTTAAAGATTTTGTGATCAATCATCCCTTTGAAATTGATATTAGACGAGTAGAATCCTTTAGTTTTATCCAACTTTTGTCAGGGCAATTATAGGGAGAACATCATGGGGCGAACATTTGGAATCGGTCGTTGCAAGACCTGTAAAAAGTCCTTTGAGAAAAAGGCCCCTAATCAGATCCATTGCCATGAACATAGTTTCTGGAAGAAATATCAGGGCGGCAATATTTTAATGAAACTTTACGAGGTTGAAGGAACCTTGAAACAGGCCGCCGATGAGAGCGGTAATCCGAGGGTTTGGCGGGCAGGGGAATATAGCCAAGAAGAATTGAGACGGCTTATACCCAGTAGGCAGTAGGCAGAAAGCAGAAAGCAGAAACATGACCCTTGATCAGGCCCGAAAAATCATTGACGAGATCCACGAGCGCTACGGGATTCAGTTTTCCGAGATCCAGGAAAAGCGTGAAGAGGGGCAGATCAGGACGATCTATGTTACCCTAAAATTTAAGCTCGCCCCGGTAAAAGTAGAGCCAAAAAAAAAGACTTGACATTGTTATGACATTATAATAACGTGTTCTTAACGTGGAATCTAAAAAAAAAGATTCATTCAGTTCCGACTCTCGGAGGCCGAGTTGAAAATGCTAAGCCAGCAAGCGAAAAAGCTGGGGCTTACCGTCTCTGCCTATTTGAGAATGTTGATTTACAAGGAGGAAGAGAAAATGAATAACGCAGGTTAAAACCTGCGGCTACAACTAAATATTTACAGGTACAAGGATAAACCCGGCCTGTTGTTTTGCCCCGTGGAGTAGGCGAAGCCGCCACTCAACAGGGTGATTCTGACACGTCGGGTTTTTTTATAAGGAAGCCAGGAAAGCAGGAATGATTAAAATCAACGTCAAAAAAGGAGTCGTTTTTAATGTCATCGGATATGAATTCTGCACGCTGGCCAGGATCGTTTCCAGGATCTATGAAAAATATAACGTCACTCCGACGGTCACATCCGCCAACGACGGCAAGCATGATCCCGATTCCTGGCACTACAAGGATGAGGCATGGGACTGGCGGGTCTGGGGCGTCGATAATCCGAAGACTCCGATAGACGAAGTGAAGCAGGCAGCCGACGAGATCCGGCAGGCTGCGCAAAATATCGACTATCACTATGACGTGATTTATGGCGATAAGGATCATTTAAATCACATTCACACGGAGTTTGACCTGAACAAAAGGAGACCCTCATGAAATTCGAGACCGTCTTTGGCAACGACAAGAATTGGGTCATCATGGCCGTCTTCGGCATCACCATGTTTGCGCTCTATAAGCTCGGCATCGATGCGAAGGAAATAACCACCAATGCTATCTCCGGTTTGATGGGTATAGCAGTGGGCCAATGGGCGGCAAAGTCATGATGCTTACGAATTTACGCTATGCGCTTAACGCTATGCGCTCCCTCCGGGCCATAGGCCCTACAGGGCCGGAGGCTGCGAGGTTCTGAAATGAGCATCGAATCCAAACTCGATCAGGCTCTTGTCAGCTCTCCAGTCATCGAGATCGATGATTCCTTCAAGGGCTTCTTCGTCTCCGATCTTCACATGGGAGTGGGCGATAAAGCGGATGATTTCAAGGCCAATGCCAGTCTATGCCTCGATGTCCTGGAAGAGCGTTGGCACAAAGGGTTTCGGATCTTTGCCCTGGGCGATATCTATGAGTTCTGGGAGAATTCAAGCATCGACGAGATCGTAAAAACCTATCCTGGTCTTTGTGATCTTCTGGCTCGCGGGACAGACAGGATCAGGGGCAACCACGATCAATCATTGATTCTTCCTGAATCCTATGTCCTCTTCAACAGGAAAGCGAATAGAAAGATTCTTCTCGTCCACGGCCACCAGGGAGACTTTTTTTGTGATGAAGGCTATCCCCTCGGGAAATTTGTTTCGAAGTACATCTGGCGCAACCTTCAGATGGTTGGTCTCAAGGATCCCACGACGGCGGTGAAGGAGAAAAATCCAAAAAAGCATGAATGGACACGCATAGCTTTTCATGACTGGGCCTGGGGGAAAAAACAGACAGTGATCTTCGGGCATACTCATCTTGCAGAAGCAGATCCCCCCTATTACTGGAACTGCGGAAGCTGGGTCGGCAATGGGGGACAGGCGGTTGTCATGGAAGACAATCAAATATCGCTCAAAACCTTTATATAGGAGGCCTCCGGCCCCGTAGGGCCTCTGGCCCGGAGGGAAATCAAAATGAAGATCAAAAGAAATTTCAAATCTCTTCTACTCTATGCGCTATGCGCTATGCTCTTTGCGTTTTTTATGGCTGGATGTGCCGGCACGAGGGGAGATATCGTCAAAATCACCGAAGAGGATAAACTGAATGCCGAGACTTCCCGGACAGCGGCTGAAAATCTGCTCTCCACCTGGTCTATCAACAGCGGTTTTATCCGGGGATCTCTGGGACCCGACAGAATGAATGCACTTCCTATGGGAGTCGTTAAGGCGATGGACGAACTGGATATTTTAGCGGCCAAGACAACCTGGACTGATTTTGAACTTGGGTATTCTCTCGGGTTAAGGGTCAGGTTGCTATCAGAAATCGTGGCACAGGCATTAAAACTCTACGCCCCTGAAGTGATGAAATATATTCCGTTGGTGTTTTAAAAATCGCTGCCGCATTGGAGAAGAAATAGATGGAACACTGGGAGTTGGCACTTCTAAACGTCGGGGCGATGGTCTTCATGGCCATCCTCGGCTTTTTAATGAAGCGGAGCATATCACAGATCGACAAACGCCTTGAATCGGGAGACGCAAAATTCAAAGAATTATCGGGAATCCTCTCCGAATTTAGAGAGAGGCGGGGGTTTGACCGAGAGTATTTTGCAAAAGAGTACGTGGCGAAAGACGATTTCATCCGTGACATTCGAGCCCTCGATTATAAAGTTGACCTGGTCATCAGAGACGTGAAAAAGCTTCTTGTTTTGACAGGAGGGAGGATAGGCCAAGATGCAGACATATGAAAACAAAGATTTGCGGCGCGAGATCCTGAAGACCTTATACCTTGCCAAGTCTTCTTCCTTCAAGATCAGGATACTTCTCAGGGCACTCAGACCCACTGGGTTTAGTGATCTCTCAGAGGCCGCATTATTGGCGGAGATCATATATCTCCAGAAGAAAGGTTTTATTGAGGTTGAAAAAACAAAAAATCTCCTCACGGAGGAGGAGTGTGATCTTATAGCGATCTCTCCGAAGGGAATCGATCTCCTCGAGGGGAATTGTTCGGACATCGGAGTCTCAAATGGCAAGTAGACGGGAATACTCCTTTGAGATCGTTGACCGGTGCGAGGCCCTCTATATCAATGAGGAGAAAACCTTCGAAGAAATCACAAAAGTTATAGGCGTCTCCATTGCTCAGGTTCAGAGATGGGCGAAGAAATACGAGTGGAAGAAAAAGAAAGAAGAGTTTCGAAACCGTGTCTCAAAGGCGCAGGAAGAAACCCGCGCCCTCGTCCGCGAGGAGGTTCTTCTTCAAGACTTAGTAAACCAGAAGAACCTCATGGACAAATACTTTAAGGACAGAGAATACGATAAGGCCGATTCCAACACGGTCAGCAACTACATCAACATTGTAAATAATGTTTCCAAACTTCTTCAGGATATCAGGAAAAGAGATGAGAATCTTCGGAATATGCAGAAGGTCGACCGGCCCCAGGTGTTTTTGGATTTCATGCGAGATCTCGTTTCATTTCTTAAAGACCACGATCCGGAGGCGCTTACGGCGCTGGAGAAGAATTTTGATGAATTCATTGCCTTCGCCAAGGCAAAGTATGCATGATCACCCTCTCCCCATCCCTCCCCCCTCGAGGGGGAGGGGAATTTTACTTTTCCCTCTCCACTGGTGGGGGAGGGGAAGGGTGGGGGGGAAAACATTATGAAAAAAGCACCTCTCACAGAAAAAAAGTTTGACTTAGAGATCGAGGCGATCCGCGCCCTGATCCAGACCTCTGCCAAGCCCTTCCCGGATGACAAGAAAAAGCAGGAGCAAAGGATCAGCGAAGCCTCCGGAGATCTCGAATATTTCGGGCGCATATACTTTCCTCACTACATCGAGGCGCCCTCCTCGGCCTTTCATCAGTATATTTGTGATCGGTATCCCGCTATGATCATGCGCTCGATCGAGACTGGCATTGGCGATAAGCAGGCCGATGCCGCTCCCCGGGGCAATGCGAAGTCCACATGGGTTGACCTTGTGCTCGCTCTCTGGTGCGTGGCCTTTAGACTCCGGCATTTCATTCTCATCGCCAGCGATACGGCATCGCAGGCCGAGGACTTCATCCAATTCCTAAAGGCGGAATTGGAAGTCAACGAGCGTCTTGCCCAGGACTTTCCGAGAATCTGCGGTCAGGGGCCAATCTGGCGGGTTGATGTCATCATCACCCGAAGCGGGATCAAGATCCGTGGCGTGGGCGCCGGACAAAAACTCAGAGGCATGCGCCACGGAAGCAAACGTCCCGATCTCGTCATTGGCGACGATCTCGAAAACGACGAGGCTGTGGAATCTCCCGATCAAAGAAAAAAGATGGAGCGGTGGTTCTTCAAAGCCCTCATGAAGATCGGTCAGAAAAATACGGTCTATATCATCCTCGGAACCATTCTCCATTATGATTCTCTGCTAAATAACCTTCTCAACAAGCCCGGATGGAAGGGAAAGAAATTCAAGGCCGTAATAAAATACTCCGAATCGAAGTTGTGGGAAAAATGGGAAGAAATCTTCGTCGATATCTCCATCGGCAAAGAGCAGGCCGAAGCCAAAGCCGATGCCTTTTTCGAGACCCACAAAGTCGCAATGCTGAAAGGGACAGAGGTTCTCTGGCCCGAGGTCGAAGACTATTACTACCTCATGAAGATGCGGATCTCCGATGGTCCCGCGTATTTCGAATCCGAGAAGCAAAATGAGCCGATCAATCCCGAAGACGCCGTCTTCCTGGAAGAGTGGATCACTTACTGGGATGATGAGAATCCGGATCTTTCAAATATCGCCCATTACGGCACCGTCGATCCTTCTCTCGGTAAATCCTCGAAAACCAGCGATCCATCGGTGATCGTGGGCGGAAGAACAAAAAAACTCGGAGAAGGGATGATCATTTATCTCGATATCGGCGACGTCGAGAAAAGGCTTCCCGACAAGATCATCGACGATATTTTGGCCTACCACCAGAGAGATAAATTTCATGCGTTCGGGGTCGAATCGACACAGTTTCAGGAATTTTTCAGGACCACGCTCGAGAAAGAGGGCCACAAAAGGAATTTAACCATTCCTACGATCGAGCTGCAGGTCCATAAAGATAAGGACCTTCGTATCCTCACGCTCCAGCCCTGGATCAAGAATGGCTGGATCCGCTTCAGAAAAAATATGCGCGAGCTGGTAAGGCATTTCATTTACTACCGGCCAAAAGGAAAAGGCGGCCATGACGACGGCCCCGATGCCGTCGAGCAACTCAAGAGCATGATCGAGACCAGAGTCGGCCCGATCGAATACCGGACGACCGGGGTCAAGAGGGGATCCACGCGAATGGATTCTTATGTGCCATCCTCTGCCAGTGCTGAGGGATATTGATGACAAGAAACCAGGGACACTTCCCTATTTTTAACATTATGAAAAATCCTATGAGAAAAACAGGGAGGTGTCCCTCTTGAAGAAGAAACCGATCACCGATGAGATCGCAACCGTCGAGAAGGACATCACGCAATACTATCTCGGCAAAGTCCTTCTGAATCCCGATACGGTGCTCTCCTCCGAAGGCCGCGGCGAAGGTCTCAAACTCTACGAGGATCTTGAGCGCGATGACCGGGTCTTTTCTGAAATGCAGAAACGGAAATTGGGCGTAGTGGGCAAAGAGTGGGAAATCGAACCCGCGAGCGAGGATGCGCAGGATGTAAAAATAGCAGAGTTCGTCGAGCAAAATTTCAAGGAGATCAAATTCGACCGTGCCTGCGAAGAACTTCTTGACGGCATCCTGAAAGGTTTTAAATCGGCTGAGATTATGTGGGATTACTCCGAGGGTGATATCTGGATAAAAGAATATCGAGGAAGAGATCCGCGCCGCTTCACCTTCGATAAACAGAACCAACTCCGTCTTCTCACCTGGGCAGATATGATCCAGGGCGAGGAGCTTCCAGATCGGAAATTTCAGCTCTTCCGGTTCGGCGAGAAGAACAACAATCCTTTTGGTACAGGTCTCGGCAACAAGCTTTACTGGCCGGTCTGGTTTAAAAAAAATGGCGTCAAGTTTTGGGCCGTCTTTCTTGAAAAATTCGGCCAGCCCACTCCCTGGGGAAAATATCCATCCGGCACAGATAAGACGATGCAGGATAAACTTCTCGATGCGATCAAATCTATGCAGACTGATGTCGGCATCATCACTCCCGATAATATGTCCGTTGAACTCCTCGAAGCCGCTCGCGCAAGCTCCGTAGATAGTTATGGGAAGTGGGGAGATTTCTGGAACACCGCCATCACGCTGGTTATCCTCGGTCAGACGGCAACCACCGTCGGCACGCCCGGAAAACTTGGAAGCGAAGAAGTAAGATCTGAAATCCGCCAGGATTATCTCAAGGCCGATGCCGATAGATTAAGCGAATGGCTCAATGAGCAATCGATTAAGTGGCTGGTTGACTACAATTTCCCCCCTTCGACAAGCTCAGGACGACAAAAATATCCGAAATTCTGGAAACGCACCGAGCCCGAGGGAGACCTCAAACCTCTCGCCGAGCGCGACCAGATCCTCGTTAAAAATATCGGAGTGCCTGCATCCAAAAAATATTTCTATGACACCTACGGGATCCCCGAGCCGGGTCCCGATGATGAATTGATCTTGGTACCGCAGTCTCCCTCGCCGTTTTTAGGGACACCTCCCAGTTTTTCAGAACCAGGGACACTTCCCAATTTTTCTCGTAAGAAAAAATCCGGAATGTTAAAAATTGGGAGGTGTCCCCAATTTGCTGAATCTGATTGGGTCTCCTGGTATATCGATCAGCTCGCTCCATCTCTTAAAAATATAAAAGCATCAGCCTTAGTCGATATCGAATCATGGTTACGGTCCCAGGGATCTCCTCCACCGGAGGATATTTTCACGACGAAGATCCAAAACATTCTCGGCGAAGCCTATAAAAACATAGATAAAGTTGCCGTGGCCGACGCAGTGACGGGGATCTATCAGGCATTTAAAGGGATCGAGGCCGCGATCGGATTCGGCGGCGCCGATATCCGCGCCATTAACTTCCTGACCAATCTCGATCATCTCTATCTTTCGAAGTTCATCGAGAACCCTGACGCCCAGGCCGCGCTCACAGACTTCCTCAAGACGCGATATCTCGAGGGAGGCGAGGGACTATTTGGTGCGGGCGACCCGGCTGCGATCCGCGAGATGAAAAATCTCCTTTCCCAGCACCTCACGGATCTCGAAGGTTATCAGGTCAACCGGATCGTGGACACGGGCGTGGTCAAGATTAAAAACTGGGCGCATGTGTCTCAGCTCAACGATGCGGGCATCGCAGAGATCGAGGTCGTCGAGCCGACGATGGAGTGCCCATTCTGCGCCCAGATGAACGGGAAGATCATCCAGGTCAACGTGGCTTATAAAAATATGGTCGATCAATCCGGGATGACCGACGAAGAATATCAGCAATTTTTAAAAGATAATCCTCCGGAACTCGATAGTATCGAGGACTTTGTGGATCAGGGAATGTTGCCTCCGTATCATCCTCATTGCCGGGGGCTGATTATTAAGAGGGTTATTTGAGTTACTTGGGTTCTTTGAGTTTCTTGGGTTGCTTGGGTTGCTTAGGTTCTTTGCCTGCTGCAGGAACTCAATAAACTCAATAAACACAATAAACCCAAGTAACAGTGAGCAAGGCGAACGATGGAAATTAAGGTCAACATCAAAATCGAGGGCAAACTCCTCAAAGCACTCCTCGAGAATCCGGGCGAGGTGAGCCGGAAAATGCTCTGGGCGGGGATGACGAACCTGGTCGAAGAGATCGAAGCCCGGGCGGTGAAAGAGGTCCCGGTCAAGACCTCAAACCTGATGCATTCCATTACGAGCAACGTTTCAGCCGATGGCAAGCACGGAGAGATCAGGGCAACGGCTCCGTATGCCGAATTCGTTCACCGCGGCACCGGCCTCTTTGGACCTTTCAACCAGAGGATTTTCCCGACGGTGAAAAAAGCCCTCTTCTGGCCGGGCGCATCCCATCCGGTCAAATCGATCAAGGGCATGAAGCCGAACCCATTCTTCACCAGGGCGCTCCAAAAAACAAAACCCCAGCAGATCTTCGAAGCCGGGGTCTGGGGATACCTCAAAATGATGGGGGGATAGATCCCGCGGATCGAAAAGACGGAATCCCTACCGTCTTCCCCCGATCCAACATAGGGCAATCGGAGGGAGGATTGAAATGAAAAAAATTCAGATAGAAGACATTATGACATTGGAACAGATCGCGGAAAAGATCGGGGTTAAGTTGGACATCATAGAGAAATGGAGATCGTTGGGAATGCCGACAATCAAGATCGATAAATTCATTCGAGCCTATTACCCAAGGGTCCTGGAGTGGCTGGTGAAACAGGCGGAAGAGCCGGTTCCTCCATTGTTCAAGAAAAATGGGCAAAGCTAAATATTGCGTTCTAAGGCCATTGTTTCCAAAAGCGAGGGGTATCCTATAGGCTCAGACAAAACATGATTTTTCGGGGGGGATATGAGGGTAGATTAGGGTTATTTGGACATGGAATCAAGGGGGAATGGGGGGTGTTTGAAATAATAGATTTCAAAGTCACTAACCAAAGAGAGAGGTTTTTATGGATCTGATCGAGATATTTAAGGCTGGCACCCATACCGACTCCTCCGGGAATACCCGGGAGTGGACGGATAAGGACCTCCAGGAGATCGCATCATTATATGATCCGGCCAACCACGAGGCCCCGATCGTGATCGGGCATCCCGATACCGACTCCCCGGCTTATGGCTGGGTCGAATCCCTGAAGGCCGAAGGAGGAAAACTCCTGGCCAAGTTGAAGGATGTTGCCCCCGAATTCAAAGACAGGTTCAAACGGGGACTATATAAAAAGGTAAGCATCGCTCTTTACCCGGATCTGGGACTTCGTCATATCGGATTCCTCGGGGCAACCCCTCCGGCAGTGAAGGGTCTGAAGCAGGCCATCTTCGGCGACGAACAGATTGGATGGGTTTTGGAATCCGCAATCCCCATTCCGCAATCCGCATTCAGCGAAGCGGATAAGCAGGCGCAGGAGGCGCGGTCCAAAAAATATAACATCGCCATTAAAGATGGCGGCCACGTGACCAAACCCGGGGAATGGTCGAACGTCGATGACGATGAATTCCTCGATCCGGTAAATTATCGTTACCCCTGCCCCGACGCAGATCAGACTCGATCAGCGGCTGCCTATTGGGGAAAGCCCGACAATCAGACCCAATACTCGAGCGAAGAAAAGGCGCTAATCAGTAAGCGCCTTGCGGAGAAAGAGAAAAAATTCAAGATCCCGCAAGGGCGGGAAAAAGGAGGTATGCACATGGATTTAGGAAAATTCTTTTCAGATTTGAAGGCGTTGGTCATCGGCGCGGAAAAGGAGTTGGTCCCCGATGATCCGAATCGTAAGTTCACCGAGGCCGACATCTCGGCAAAAGTCAAAGAGGCAAAGGATCTCGCCTTCGCCGAGGTCGAAAAGCTCAAGAAAGAAAAGGGCGAGGCGGATCGAAAGTTGAAGGAGATCGAAGATAAGGCGCGCAAGGATGAAATCGCCTCATTCTGCGAAACCCTTTGCAAAGAGGGTAAACTCACACCCGCTCTCCGGAAGATCATCGAGCCGATCATGATTGCGGTCTCCGGAATTGCCGGGCCGATTGAATTTGCCGAAGGCGTTAGTGTAGGGGCGTTTGATAAAACGCCTATTGGAGGCATCAAGGCATTCCTCACCGAGCTTCCCAAGGTCGTCATCTTCAAAGAAGTCGCCGGAGGAGAAGGCCCGAATACCGGCGGATCGGCAGCCGAGAAACTATCGGCCCTGACCAAACAGAAGATGGAAGCGAAAAAGGGTCTCTCTTACGGCGCCGCATTCGCCGAAGTGCAGAAAGAGAATCCCGAAATGGCAAGGGAGTTATTGGCAGAAATCAGACCCCAAAAATAACCAAATGCCCGCATAGGGCATAGCGTATGGCGCATGGCGTTTAAAATCTTTTTCGCTCTGCGCTCTGCGCTTAGCGCTCTGCGAGGTTTTGAAAAAGAAAGGAGAAAAATCATGGCTATTGAAAATGTAATATTGACCCTGGGAGGGGAGGCGGCGGCTGATTTGAGCGCCGCTCAGTTCAAGTGTGTTGTTTTAAGTTCCACAAATACCTGGGACTTGCCAAAAACCGCCGTCACAGCCAAGGCAATAGGAATCCTTCAAAACGCTCCCAAGTTAGGTGAAGAGTGCGTCGTCGCCATCATTGGGATCTCCAAGGCTTGGGCCGCTACAGCCTTGGCAAACGGTGCGAGTGTAGCGCCAGAGTGGGTGAGCGATGCGGATTCGGGCAAGGTGATAACGGCGGCTACAACCCAATATCCATTGGGAATTGTAGTTTTTCCATCGGGTGCAGAAGACGATCTTTGTTCAGTATTTTTGAATCCTATGCACAAGGTCCTAACGGAAGATATCTAACAATTAACAAGTTCATTGAGTTTGTCGGGTTTATTGGGTTTGTCGAGTTCCTGTGGTAGGCAATAAACTCAAATAACCCAAGCAACTCAAGAAACTATTTTCGGATGAAAGGAGAAAGATTATGCCACAACCATCATCGAAAACAGGAGTGCCTCCCATTCTTCAGAATGTGAGTGTGTCGTATCGCAATCCGATCTATGTTGCCGATCGGATTTTCCCTTTAATTGATAATTGCCCTCCGGAAGCCAAGATTGCCCGTTACCTCAAGGGCGCTTGGTTTCGTGATGAGGCTCAGGCGAGAGGTCCCGGAGGCGGAGCCGTACGAGGCGGGTATCCGGTAGACTTCATCGATGTCATCCCGAAGGAATATGCCTTCGCAAAGGAAGTGCCCGATGAGGATCGTGAGACCGCCGATGCGATGGGCGGACCTCCGCTTCAGCCGGATCAGGACGCCATCGCTTTCGCGACGGATAAAATCCTGATGAAAAGAGAAATCCTTTGCGCCGCCGTTGTCAAGGCAACCGCATGGGGCGGACAGGGAGCTGGCGGCGAGGATGCAAATGGTCTCTGGGCTCCACCCGGAGCGACAAACACTTTCATAACCGATGTCCTTGCAAGAAAGGGAACGCTTCAGAGCCTTACTGGACTGATGCCGAACTGCCTTATGATGGATGTCGGAACGTATATGGCGCTTTTACAGTGCGCCGAAGTTCTGGACAAGATTAAATACACCCAGCCAGGCGTCTTGACCGCACAACTCATGGCGTCATTGCTCGCCCTTGACGAAGTGATCATCGCCCCGGCGGTCTACAGTTCCGCAAAGGAACTGAAGACGGGACTCGATTTCACGGCGGTCAGAATCTGGGAAAACACCGCTACAAAGGGAATGGCGTTCTTGTTTTACCGGCCATCAAGTCCTGGACTGAGGGCTCCTTCCGCCGGATACATCGCCCGGTCAGGCCTCTTCCCAGGTGGAGTGAGAATTACCACTTGGAGAGAGGACGGGAGACATCAGGACGTGTATGAAGCGGCAGAAAAAATCCATATCGTTGCCACTGGTGTTGATTGCGGCTTCATGTGGAAAGATACTCTGTTAGACTAAAAAACGGGTTTTAAAAAATATATTACCGGTTGCGGATTGTAGGGAAGGGTTTCAAACCCTTCCCTACCTCTCGTAACCCGTAATGAGGTTTTATGCCTTATTCTTTAAAAACCGATCTCCTGACCGAGATCTCAGAAGACGAGCTTATCGGCCTTACCGATGACGAAAGCGCCGGCATCGTTAATGATGAACGCGTGACGGCTGCCATTGCCAAAGCCGATGCCCTGATCGATTCCTATTGCGGCCGGATCGAGACGGTTCCGTTTATTGTGATACCGGAGATCATCAAGCAGCATTCGATCACGATCGCAATCTACGTTCTCTATGGGCGCCGGTCTTCGGTACCGGAAGTCCGGGCACAGAATTATAAGGATGCAATCAAACATCTCGGCGATATCTCAACCGGCAAGGCCTCTTTGCCGATTCCGGGTGAAGACACCCCCAACGACGATATCCAGGCGACGCACACAGACGAGGACAAGAAATTCACAATGGGAAAAAAGAGCGATGGCTCCAGTGGCAGTCTCGATAACTATTAATACAGGGACACTTCCCAATTTTTCGCATCTGATATTTTCTAAATGTTAAAAATTGGGAGGTGTCCCCCACAAAGGGAGGTTCACATGAAAAGAATCGTATTGATGGTATTGGCTATGGTGTTGATGGCGAGTTGTGCTTTTGGGGCGATCATCAATCTCAAAGCGACTTGGACAGCTAACACAGAGACAGATATGGCGGGTTACAATCTCTACCGAACTGATGGGACAAGATTAAAATTAAATCCCACATTGATTTCTCATCCACCAGTCCTACCATATAACTTTAGTGTAAACGTTCCTGATAATTCAAGCGGAACGATGACGTTTGTGCTGACTGCGGTGGATACGACAGGAAATGAGAGTTTGGACAGTATTGCAGCAAGTAAGCCCTATGATCTTATTCCACCTGCAAAACCAACAGGATTAATGATAATTTTTTGAAAGGCCGCCGGCCTGGAAGGAGGAGAAAGGCATGAAAACACAATATCGGATTATGTTCACGATGGTCTTTGATGTTCAAGCAGATAGGGATACTTGGTACACCAAAATAAAGAGTGCCTTGATAAATGCCAAGGCGTCCTCTCCGCCCTATGTGATTGCCAATTTCCAGAAAGACGAAATGGACATAGCAGATACTTCTTCTGAAACGGTGTGATGAATGGGTAATGGTTTTCAAACATCGAGACCAGCAAGGCCAGGGGCAAATGTTGCTAATTCGACTGCTGACCGTATATATACACAGAGATTTCAGCATCCAGGAACTAATGGTGTTAGTTATGAGATTACCGAAATTGGGTGGTATCTAAGTGCCGATGCTTCCACAACAGGTCTTATTCGTTTTGCTATCTTTGATGATGATGCAGGAAATGGTTGTCCCTCGACCATTGTTGCCAATTCTGATGCAGGGGAAATTTCAGTTTCCGATGTAAGTATTCTTGCAAGATATGGAACAATAGGAACGAAACCAATAGTAGTGGGGCAGTCCTATTATTGGTTGGCAATGTTTCAAGACGATGCCAACATTAATTGGGACTATGTTGCAACCACAGGCGGAACAAGTATGAGACAAGTTACCAGCACTTATCCAACTTGGCCGACCGATACAGAATGGCACACTCATGTAGATACAACTACCGATATGGGTGCTTATGCGGTTTATCAGGCGATAGCAGGTGGAGTCTATGCCGATAGTTGGCATCCTGAAATTCAGCAACGCATTAGGGAGAAAATAGAAATAATCGGGTACTAAACAATAAACTAAAAGGCCGCCGGCCTGGAAGGCCTCTGGCCTGGAAGGAGGATACGAACATGCCAAAGAACTATGCAATTCCAGCAAATCTGACAACCCCCAACAGTGCGACCCTTGCGGCGATGTATATTCATGCGACCGCCGCTGTCCGGGCCAGACTTTTTGACCTCATGGTCGGTTCAACGGGCGCTCCTGCTGATAACGCTGCGAGATTCGCAATCAACAGGATCACCTCCCTCGTCACAGGCGGCACGGGCGTGACCCCTATTGCTCTGGACGCAGGAGATGTAGCGTCCGTTTGTGCCGGTGGCTACGGTGGAACGGGCGGCGGGACATTGACGACTCCTGCCCTGCTTCAGTGGGGTCAGAACCAGAGGGCAACCTTCAGATGGGTTGCCGCTCCGGGAGCCGAGATCGTCTCTCTCGCAGGTGCAGCGGCAGGATTGGTTCTGATGAACCCGACCGCCAATGCAACCTTCACGATGGAAGGCACACTCATTTTTAATGAGTAAAATAAGGGACACTTCCCCTGTGGAGTAGGCGAAGCCGCCACTCCACGGGGGAGGTGTCCCCAGAGAGCGAACGATGGAGGATTACAAAAGCTCCAAATACGAGCGCAAGGAGCATGGCGCCTTCATCGTTGACGGCGTCCAGGTGGGCACGACTCTTCAATGCCCACACTGTGGAGGACATTTCCTAAGCGTGGTGGGATCGGGCGCTCGCAGGGGGTTCTGTATGAACTGCATGGCCGTCACCTGCGGGCATCCTGATTGTGATCGGTGCATCCCGATTGAGAAGAAAATGGATATGATTGAGAAACGGTTTCGTCTCGGAGATGTTTGATGGCACGATGGCAATATCAAGGGAAGGCTGAGGTCGTCTCCACTGGAAAAGAGACGATAACTCTCGATAAGTGGGAGCCTAAATATCCACCTATGAAGAGAGGTGTTGGCCTCGTTCTTTCCACAGCCATCCTTGCGGGGGCCTGCTTTTTGGTTCCTCCTTCCTATGGAAAGAACTTTAGTGACCCTGCGCTTACCGATAAGTGGAAGCCAACCTATGTTGATTATCACTATCAGAAACCTAAACTTTCCAGAGCCAATCAACCTACCAATGCCGTTATAGTTCCCCCCGTTGCCCCATCA